GTGGGAGAGGCTGTCCAGCCGTCCCGTATCCGTGTCAAACGTCAGGTCGTAACCGAGCTGGAACTCATGGCACCGCTCGTTATACCAAGAGAGGGTCCCCGCCACGCTTCTCGCGGCCAAGACCTCGGTCTCCGCCTTGAACGTGTCAAGCGCCAGCTCGAACATGTGTATGGCGTACGCGACGCAATGGACCCACGACCGCCATTCCGAGGCCGCCGAGGTGGAGAGGCTGAAGCTCGTCCGTAGCTTTCCCGTGATGCTTTCCTCTATTTTCTGGATCGTTCTCGCCATGGCGTTTCCATATAAGTGGTGACACTTCCGTTTATCTTACCGACCACCGTCTTCTTGACAAGGCGGCTGTCATCATCGACGCTTACCCTTAATCCCGCCCTCAACTTGATGTCAGGGTAGAAAGGGCCGAGTTCCCGGCCGGCTTCCATGACAGCCGAAGGTTCGTTTTCCAGTCCGGGGTTGTTCGCCATGATCTCACCCATGGCCTCCGCTGTCCCGTAGTGTTGCAGGACGATGTCCAGCAATATCTGCTTGTCTTGTACCTCAATCGTTTTCATATCGTGCCTCCACGTTCAAATCGTTTGAATAGGCGGCGAAAGCCACCTTTGTCACTTTCATGCCATCGGCCGTGAACTCCTTGCGCGTAGCACGGAGAAGGCCTTCCGGGTCGTTATCCATCATGTAGTTCACCGCGCCGACACCGGCTTCCGCCTTCTGCCGGATATGGCCTTTGTCCGAATAGAGCAGGTCGCGCTGGTGCTGGTAGGTGCTTTCCGCGACCAACAGGTCGCCGGTAGAAAGGTCTAAATCTCCCTTATCTGTCTGTTTGTAATCAAGCATAAATCATCCTTCTAAATAGTTTGGCAAATCTGATTGTATCGCGGCAAACCTTGCCGCATTGACAGGAGTTCCCGATATACCATGCGGCGTTGGGACGGTTAACGCCTGAATAGCCGTAAGCATATCATCAAGTGTCTTTTTAAGGCCGGAACCGCCGCGGGTAATTGTCACCCCACCGGTCGAAGTCTTAACGGTCGTACTCTCCGCGGTAACCGTCAAAGCCGAACCCTCATGCAATACATTGACTTTGTCGTTTGTCACTTCCAACTTTTCCTTATCAACATGGACGGCTATTTTATCACCTTTCTTTATGTCGATATTATCCAAATCAACCGCCAGCTTTAAATCATTGCCGGTAAATATAACCTTGTCTATTTCGGTAAAACAGCAAACAAAAAGTTCGTTGCTTTTTCCGATGCGACACACAAGCACAACGCTTTGAAGTCGGGGGATGAAGGCAAAGCCCTGCAAATCGGCATTAACCAACCCGCGCAGGCGGACATCGAAGAAATCAACCTGTTCATCCCGGCGGACGGTGCAGGTAAATTCATTTTCGTTCACTTCAGTAACAACAGCCTGAAAAACGGCGTCTCCATCATTACCGAACACGCCTTGAAATTTTCGTCGTATTTCTTCAAGTTCCTTACTCATGCTTTTATTCCTAATTCAACGACACGACGACCGCCACCGGTTCCAAACTGTACTTCTACCGTTTCAATGAAGTAATCGCCGCTTCGTTCATTATATACTTTATCTTCAATACTTGCAACCATTCCGGGAAGCGCATAGGGAAACAGGAGTGTTTTAATTTTGCCACGGTAGCCGTCAAAAGAATACCGCTTTAATTCTTCCTGCGCCAGCGTTTTTAATTCGCCGGCGTCTTTTACGTCATAGTAGTAAAATGTGCGTTGTTCGCCGCCATCTTCGCCCAATTCGCCTTCTATTTTCGTACCATCCTTGTAATAGCAAACAGCCTTGACTTTCAATTTTACATCTTCGGCAAGTTGGTACTTCAGTTCGTCGTCGCTGATTACATTTTCACGAAGCCGGTATTTTACCGTTTCGCCTTTGACATCGTTAGCCTTTCCTACGTATAACTTTCCGTTTATATCAAAGTAGGCGATCAGGCCGTATTCTTTTTTAAGGTAGCCAAGAACCCATGAACCGGGTTTATTATTTATTACGAAGTTTTTTAATGTCAGGTCTACCACATTACCGAATGTTATACCTGTTAGAACGGTATTCAAACAGTCTTTTAACGTCGTTTCCTTTTTACTGAAAACACAGTTTACAAAACGCAGCCTGTAATATTCATCCTCGCATTCAATTTCAAGCGGAACCTTATAATTAAGCCGTTTTACATACCCGACAAACTCGGTGTTCAACGTATTGTCATAGCCCAGCTTAATTTCAACCTTATCACCCACCTTGACCGTCTGCGCCGTTTCTATGTGCGTAGGCGGTTCACCGGCATGTTTGAGCACAGCGGTAACCGGAACCTTTACAATTGCCGTTGCGGCAAGGCTGTAAAGGCTTCGCTTTATCTCCACATTGTGAACGCTCTTAAAAGAAACGCCACCGATTTTTATTTCTGCACATAGAACAAACATATCATTCAAGTATCAATTCAAAACCACGGTCTGTAACTAAATTCATTTTAAAGACTTGCGCCGTTTCACAGCCGCGCATTTCCTGAAAGTCGATGCTTTTTAAAACAACCTTATCTTCTTCCTCTAAAAAAATATCTGTAAGGGCACATTTCAATGTTACCGCCTCATTGATATTATACAGGTCGTTCAATTCTGCAATCTGGCTGTCGGGGAAATCACTGTCCAAAGCCACACCGGCAATGTTTATTTCGTAATCATCTACCGATATAAGTTCTTTGACCGTCCCCTTCCTTCCAACCATCGCAGTTTCCACAATCGTTTTTTTTCCGTTAATGGAAATAACGGCATTCGGTATTTCGTATTCCTTACCTTTGTGCTCCAACACCACCGGCATAAAATACCACCGGCCCTGTGCGTCTTTCTTCCTGAGAACACTACCCAAATCGGAATAAGTCTTTTCCGAAGCCGCATCGCCGGGGTATTCATAGCCTGAACCCTTATACCGCGGCGGCTTATCGGGGAAAAAACCGCCGGGGTAAGGAATACCTTTGTAACCTATAAAGCTGGCCAATATGCCGCCTAAACTAAATTTACTCATCCTTCTGCCAATTCGTCTAATACGCGCATAATTTCAGCACGTATGGTTTCACTTCCTTTATTATCCGTATTTGCGACATGTATAACCACGCTGTCGCAAACCTTTCCTACATGCACCGTCTTGCCGGTTTCTACCGTAGTGGTGTTTTCAGATATAAAGCTGCTTTTTTCCGTTGTTTTTTCCGGCATGGAATAAGCATCGGAAAGCTGGGGTAACTTTACATCAGGAACGGAAGCCGCCGGAAATTCCGGCACATTTACTACCGGTTCATCCAATTCAATAGCCGGGCTTACAATTGGGGGAACATTTACCGGTGGAACAGAAACATCAGGAACGGGAACCTTCGGAAATTCCGGCACATTTACCACCGGGCCGCCAAGCTGAACGGCCGGGGATTGCGCTACAAGTTCAGGAGAAGCCAAATTTACAACGGGCTGTTCCGCCCCCTTTACCTCAGGTGAAGAAAGGGTAACCGCCAAAGGAAGCATAACAGCCGCCGCAATTTTCCGAACATTCGACAGAATATCAGAAAGGTAATTTTCCTTTTCCGGCTCATAACTTTGCGTACGGTCGTCCGCTTTAGCCGCAAAGGCGGTTTTTGCGTCAATAACATTGCCGGCGGGTAATACCTTGTCCGTTACCCGCTCTTTTGCTTCTGTCGGCTTCAGGCTGACTGTAAGCGGGGCCAGCTTCCGGGTAACAGCCGTATAAACAGCCGTTTCGTTCAGGTTTTTCACGTCATCATCAAGTTTAAGAACTTTTTTGGCTTTCGCGCCCTTCTTGTCCTTCCCCAATTTAGCCATCAGGTCATTAAAGTTCGTTCCCGGCATATTACCCGGTTCCGGTAATTGTGCGGGCGTTGGAAGAAGTTTATCCATCGTTGATACATCATCCGTCTTTTGCTGGGACGCGACCCAACTATCACGCCCGGCCTGTTTGCCTTTCTCCCACGCCTGCGAATAATTGCCGTTCTGGGCCGTATCGTACAAAATTGACACAGGATTAGCACCCAACACGCCTTCACCAATATTTTTAAAACCATCCTTAGCCGCGGCGGCCGCTTCTTTGAAATTGCCTTTTACAAGGTTTACAATAGCCGAACAAACCCCACCAATACCGGAAAGCACCTGCTTAAATGGCTTTACAACGCTATCCAATAAAGTAGCCCCAAATTCTTTTATCACACCCCACACGCCAAGTATAGCGACGCGGAAGCCCTCAAATTTTTGCCAACAATATGTTACAGCCGCAATAACCGCGCCTATCGCCAAAGCAACCCAACCCAAGGGAGAAGCATAGAACGCCGCATTTAACGCCCATTGCGCTGTCGTCAGCCCCCATGTTGCAGCGGTTTGCGCAATATCCATTACTTTTTTTATACCGCCGATAATGACAGCTTTTTGAGTAGTGGCGTAATTTGCTCCCATCGCAATAGTATAAAAACCTAAAGCAGCCGTTAGGCCAACAACAAGCGGGTTCCCTTCCCGAAGTAATGAATACCAAGAAGAAAAAAAGCCAACCACAATATTAAGAGTAGAAGAAACGCCGGTCAACACCACATCGGCAACACTCAACCCGGCACTAATAACCGGCAGGATTATTTCGCCAACAGTTACACCGATATTCTTGAATTTGTTCCAAACCTCTGTTAATCGTTGTACGCTGTTTTGTGAGTATTCCAAAGCCTTGTCGGTTTCTCCGGAAGAATTAACAACATCTTTCATAGATGCGTTATACTTTGTAATATCAGAGGTCAAAATAGCGAATGCGTTTTTTGCTTCTTTATCTACCATTCCCAATTTTTCAAGGAAGGAAGATTTTTGTTCATCATTCAATCCGGCCATAACGCCTTGCAAATCGGAGAAAATATCCACAAGGCTTCTAATTTTACCGGCTTCATCAAACACCTTTACACCGGATTTTGCCAACTTGTCGCGTACCTCGCCACGCCCCAAAATAGAAAACGCATTTTCCATCAGGACGGCAGCACGTTCCGCGCTTTGCCCTTTCCCCGTCATATAGGCAAATGTTCCGGCAACTTCTTTGTAGGCTACTCCTAAATTCGACGCGCCCGCAATCAGGTTCGGCATATACCGGGCAAAGTCGGAAAACTCACCGGCCCCCACACGCTTAGCCGCAAAGAATGTATCCAAGACTTCCGCGGCCGTCGTATTTTCTTTGCCGACAATAGACAGGGTTTGAGCCAGTGCGGCGGAAACAGTGTCTAATTGAGTAAAACCGGCCTTACTGCCTTTTAACGAAGCATCCAAAATAGAAAGTGACAAATCAACATCGTTAAGCTGTGAGTTTATCTGCTCAAACCCGACAGGTGCTAAAACAACATCTGTTTTATTGTCGTCCGCAATCGTTTTAAGTTTCTTTTTCAGGTCAGACAATCCAGCTTCATCCAGTTGTGCGGTAATATTCACTTTCGCCATGCCTTCGTCAAAACTCATTCCGGCTTTACCTGCAAACCCGATAGCCGCCATTCCGGTAACCAGCGGGTTTTTAAGAAGACCTGCACCCGGTATGGCCTCGAAAGCGTCGGAAGCCCATTTCTTAAATTTGCCCCCGCCACTGGCCGTTTCCAGCGCATCAATCTCCTTTGTCAACCGGGAAATTTCTTTGTTATACTCGCGTATGGCGGGCAAATTATCCGCCGGTATCCATTCCCTTTCCGCCTGAAGCGCATCAACTTTCATTTTAAGCGAACCTACGGTTTTACCCGTATCTTTGCATACAGCATCGACAGAAGCAACCTTTTCACGTACACCGGAAAGGGCTGTTACCGTTTTGTCGGAAGTGGCTGTAATACCACCCAATTTCGCGGAAATCTTATCCTGCAAGCTGAATATGTACTCTATTTTGTTCGCCATAAGCTAACCATTAAATCTTGTTTAACCCATTCGGCCATCGCTATTTGATGCGCCCATTCTTCATCCGTGAGTTCTTCGGGATTCATGTGCAAATAAGCCCGGATAAGGGTATCGGCTAAAAACATCCATCCGGGCTTGTCTGCTACGTTTGTTCGGCTTATAATTTTTTTAACTCGGCTTCCTTTATTTCGATAAGGTCGGCCAGTTTTGAAGAAACGCCCAGGAATAATTCGTCGTTAGTTTTTATTTCTTCATCACCACCAAGCCAGCAGTTATTCAAAAGCACCTCATTATACTTCATCGGGTCGGTTTTCCCAAGTACGGCAGCCGCACTCAACGCCTTGCGGTCGGGCTTTTTCAGATAGGCCGTTTTGCTGTCAACTGTTACACTGTACACCGAGCCATGTTTCTTTTTCCATGCCTCAATCTGTTCTTCTGTAATTACTTTTTCTTCGTTCATTGTTCTTTTTTTTATTATACAACATTCGGTTCTACATCACAGGCAATAAACGGGAGCGCAATTTCCTGAAACAAATCACCCTCTTTCATCCCGTATGGGGCTTCCGTAATAGATAGATTTACTATCTTATCGGTCTGCACAACACCGCTTTCAGGAACATAGGACACAATAGCATCAAATTCCAAGTCGGTAACATCGTCATACCCTTTCGCCTTTGCGGCTGTCTGCATGGCTATCAATTCGGATTGAAGAACAGTAATAGTACCTTCATACTCCTTTTTCCCAAGCTGAATGCCACGAGCCTTTTTACCTGTGGCGAAAAGGGCTTCTTTCTGTCGCTTCATTTTATATTCAATACCGCGAAGCCCGGTAACAGGTTTACCAAGCATAACAAGCGTCACATCAATCCAAGCGTATTCTTTTGAATTAAAATTATCCATTATTCACTTGTTTTATAGGGGTTGTTAAATGCTAAATCCACGTTTATTTCTTTCAGCAGGGCTGTAGGCACTATTTTTGCCTGAACGTTCAGCCTGCCGGAAGTGATCAAATCCTGTTTAGGGTCAATATAGGCGGTAAATCCTGAGATTTCACCTACCATATTGGTGTTAACCGCACGTGTAAGCAACTGTTCGTAATACTTACACATCGGGCTTGGAACCTGTCCGGTTTCGGGGTCTACTTCGATACTGTCCAAAATTTCATCAATGTACGTTTTGTAACAGATAACAAGAGCTTTTTGAATAACGCGGATAAGGCAAAGGCGGTGGTAGTCGTCCGTCGTTGCGATTGCCGTTGCATCATCATTCAAGTAATAACCGTTTTTTCCGATATAGGTACGATAAAAGATATAGCCGGCATCATGCAGGATATTCCAAAGGCTGTAATCTTCCTGTGGCGTTTTTCCGTCGGTCAAATAGCCCGTTGCGGCAATGCTGCCATCTTTGACGCGGCCAATGGAGATATTAACCGCACAGGTGGCCGCACGTCCGAGAACTTGACCGATTGCGGCCGAATACAATTTACTTTCGCCATACTTACCATCCGAAGCCAGTACAATAGACGCACAATTATAACTACCTTCCCTCGGTTGATACAAACCTTCGGTTTCACCGCTCCAACCAATGGCCGGAAGAAGGATAACAAAGGGGGCAATTTTACCCATGTACGACTTAGCAACCGACTGCGCTTCATCGACGGCAGTAATAACATCTTTGTCAATGCAATTTTCAACCGTAGGCGTATAAGAAGCCGGAGCGTTACGATTAACACCTACAAGGCGAATACGTCCAGCCGCGGAGTCAATCAGCTTTTGAAGGGGCGAACCGGGTTCAGAGGAACAAATTTGCGTCAGCGTACTTGCTTCACTTACTACAAGCAAATGCAATTCCGCACCATCGCCGGCCGCTTTATAAAAGGCTGCCACATCTTTATAGACCAAAGGGTTGTTTTCTTTGGTAATGCCGTATTTCGACAGGTCATTGCTGGAAGAAAGAACGTACACTTTGTTAAGGGTAAGTTTTTCCTCTACGGCCTGACCGGTCAAAATAAGCCCGGAAATACCATCGTCAGAAAGGGTTACCGTACCAATATTACCGTTACCCAAAACTATGTTTACATTTGGTAAACTCATGCTTTCAAAAATTAATAAGTTTTTAACTCTCCTTTTCCCACCGTTTTTTGGTGAGAAACGGCTTTATCGTATTCGTGCGACAGGAATACCAAGTTATCACCGGCCACATGAAATTTTAAACATTCCGGGTATGCCGCCCGATATTGAGCCAAAAAGGCGGGTTCCTGTTCTGTTATGGGAACCGGTGTTACTTCCGGCTGTCCCTGTTTTTCTTTTGCCATTCTAATTGCGTTTTAATAGTTTTAAAATAGCCTTCCAAAGCAAAGGCAGATACTTGATCAAAAGGATAACCGCAAACAATCTGCCTATGTATATCCACGTCTGCTGCCACCATGTAAGCCGGTTGGTATAGACCGTATCGCCGGGAACGGGCAGTGGCACATAAATAATAGAATCTTTTGCCGGTATATAAATCGTGTCACGCTTGGCGTTAGCCTTGTAATCAAGTTTGCCATTATCAAAAGAAAGGTTACTTTCAACACTTGCGCTTTTCAATTCATTATAAGCCTTCATTACAACCTGATTATTGCTGTCACATTCAAACAGGGCTGTAAGAAGTGCCGAATCAGGCGACAAATAAACCGGAACCAGTCGTTCCGTTACAAGATTATCCGGTAGGTTCGCGGGCGTGCCCTTCGCATTTCTCTGCGTGCCGCAACTCGTCACGTACAGGACAAGCAATATCAGCGTAGGGACAAGTATTAACTTTTTCAACGGCCCGGCGAAACCGCGCCAACTCTTTCCGTATTTCATTTATTTCTTTTTTTAGCGGCTCGACCACCTCTTCCATCAGGATGGCCATTGCCTTTTTTACATTTTCCAGTTCATCGCCGCGGGTTTCCGCCTTTGAGGCTTTTACTTGCGCCCGAAGTTGTTCGACTTCCACGTCATACTTCTTTCGCAGTAATATAGCCGTGAGCCACGCGCTTAACGGTGCGGATATGATTGCGGCGACCAACGAAATTATTCCAGACAATTCCATCCTGACTTCTTAGGTTTACTTTAATAAATCCCAGCCTGCATATACATCAGCCCGCACGGCCGGAACGCCGTTTTCTACCTGACTGATAGCCGCCGCAAAGCTGCACATGGTCGTTTTGTCGTTCACGTCCGGCACATAGGTCGCAGCGACTTGCATTTCGCGGCAAACTCTTTGTATATACGCGGCCGTGTCATTCTCTGTTCTCGGAGCCCACCGGCTAATAAAGTCCGCGATCGTTTTACAATCATGCTTTTTACGGTAGTTTTGAAGCAACCTGATCAGGGCACGATAGCCATGCGCCATATCTTCAAATTCCTCAAAAGCATTATCTTTCTTTTCCGACTTTTTTACCTCACCCTGCCAATCGGTAGCATCCGAATTTCGGATGTTACCGGGGTTATTGTTCCTTATTCCGCGTGGTGTCATTTATCAACCTCCTACTGCCGCCACATATTCGGACATGATAGCCGCCATCGCATCTTTCTTTTTCGGAAGCACGATAAAGTAGTGGCGGAAGTTTACAAGGCTGCGCTGGTTCAGCGGGTCGGTTTTTGCCTCACTGTAATACATCGTAGTGGAACCGGAAGCCTTGAAAGCACGCTTTGTATAGAAAGCGACAGAAGCCTGAAATTCATTTGCGCCGGCAGCAGTTCCAAACTTGACCTTTGTTCCATCGGCCTTATATACAGGGTTGGCACAATATTCAAAGACTTCAAAACTATACAGATTGGATATTTTACCGGTCGTATAGTTATAATATTGGTCTTTGAACTTTTGGTCTGTCAGCAATAAATCGTTCACATGGTCGGAACACAATACCAAACGGCGGCCCTGCAATGGTATTTGCGCTTTATCAAAGGCATCTTTCAGTGCGATAATATCCGCAACCTGTAATCTGCGCCGGCCCGTTTCCCCGCCGTCTACTATTTCGCCGGTTGTTTTCAACACAGGTGTTTTTGTCGTTTTCTTATCCGGCGCAAGGGCGTGAATTGCTTTTGCATATTTAGAGACTTTGATTGCATCAGCATGGCGGTCCTTCAAACTTGACATTTTGTCGTAAGAGGAAGCATACAGTTCGTCGTCTGTTACCGGGGTCGCTTTAGTCTGGAATTTATCTAAGCTGAACACCGCATCAACATCTGAAATTTCCTGAACGGCGATAGGGTAAGTCGTATTATTGATTAATACGTCAGGGTCGCCGCCTACATCTACCATGTGAATAACATCATTTTCGGCGTATTGGCTATAATCTGGAATGCCATCCAAGAAGGTGGCAACATCACCCGCACGAAGGGTTTTAATCAATTCACCTGTCCAAATTTCCGTAAGCACACCGGCGCAGGCAGCCCCTTTGGGCATAAAGTTTCCCGCTAAAGCGGACACGCCAACGGCAGTGGCCGCACCGGCAGAAGCGGGAACACCAACTGCACCGGCAAGAATAAGCCCCATAGTTGCGCAAACCAACACACGGGAAAATAATTTAAATCCTGTTTTCATTTAATACCTGTTTTTTTGATTAGTAATTCGGGCAATCCACACCATATTCAGCCCGGTACAGCTTCATATAAGTAGGTTTGTCGTTGTTTCTTATTTCTTCAATCTTATCCGCCGGAACATCAGACAATTTTTTATAGTCCAACGCCATAGAACCGCCTGACGGCTGGCCAATCAAGTTCATCGGCTTTTGAATGGGCGTCATAGACTCAAAAGTCAATTTTAAACTTTCAATACCTACCTTTTTACCCAATTCAATAAAATGCGCTTCCTTTTCCGGCACAATCAAGTGTTTTGCCGTAGCTTCTTTTACCGTTTGAGTAATGGCGGATAACTGCAATTGTTCTTTCTCCTGTTGTAATTGCTGGTTGGTCGTTTTATAGCCAAGCAACAGGTCAATAGAAGAAAGAATTTCATTTTCTCCGGCCGTTTCCGGCAGCCCCAATTTCAGGGCGATAGCTTTGTGATCCATCTTTTCTTCGTCTTTTTGATTGTTGATATTAGTGAGTAATGGCAGACCGTCCGAATTTTCACCGGCCGCCAGTTTTAGTTCCTGACCTTTAAAAGTGAGTACCAGCGGCAAAGCGTTGTCATTTCCGCCTATGTCAACCATACTTATTTCAATTAGCTTGCTTCGTGTAGCAGTTGCCCGGTATTGGCCCGGCTTTATCAGTTCCGGCGCGTCGCTGGTTTCTGTTACCTCAAAATTAGCGGAAGCCATTTTTAACGTACCCTTATCCCATTGCTGCTTTGCAAGTTTACTTTCATCGCGTACTTCATCAAAGTAAGGTTCGCCGGTGATTTTGTCGCCTTCCTTTTTTATATCTTTGATGCAGCCGATAATAATACCGCGCCAGTGCATCCACAACAACACAGGATTGCGTTCGTATTGCGAAATATCAACGCCATCGGTTTTAACCCACGTTCCGTAACAGTTTACGGACTCATCACTTATAATTATTCGCTTTGCCATTTGCTACATGTTACATCGTTTTTATTACTGCATTTCTGCGCTTTATCCGGTGCAAACATACCCCCCTAAAATAGTCCGCACAAAAAAGTGTGCAACCGTTACGCACTTGTGTGAAAGCATTTTATAATAGATGGAAAGCGTTTCACACTTAATTGCCTCGCCCATCCATACTTTACAATTTTGCCCAAAAGTAAAGCGATAATTATGTCAAAAAAGGAACTGGAAAAGAGCAAAGAACTTGCTCGCCTGTACTATCTGAATGGCGACACGCAAAAACTTGTGGCCGAAAAGGTCGGGGTTAGCCGCGTTACGATAAACAAATGGGTTTCCGACGGTGGTTGGGACACCATGCGTATGGCTAAAAGTATCACCCGGAAAGAACTTGTAACCAAAATGATGCAAAAGGCAAACGACAAACTGGAAGAAGGCAATATGTCTTTTGATGAAATGGCAAAACTATCCGCTTCTATAAAAGAGCTGGATAAACAGACAAATGCCGTTACCATTTTGGAAGTGTTAACCGCATACAATGAATGGCTGGTTGTCCGTATGCAGGTTGATAAGGAATTAACGACGGATTTAGTAAAGACTATGAACCGTTATCAAGATATGTTTTTAAGCGAACAGATAGGAAACAACAAATCGTTATTCAATGGCAACTAACACTTTAAAACAGGCACAGGAAAGGTGGAAACAGTTGTCGGAAACGATACAAAACATGTCTACCGTCAATGCCGCCGAAACAAAAGCAACCCAAATCGCACGTATCGAGCGTGCCCGGAAAGATTATGCCTATTTTGTCGAATACTATTATCCCCATTATTGCACGGACAGGGAAACGGGAAAAGTAACACAATCCGCAAAATTCCACATAGAAGCCGCAAAGAGGATATTAAAAACACGCGATTTAAAAGCTGTATTCAAGTGGGCACGCGGGCATGCCAAATCCACACACATGGACGTAATGATACCTATGTGGCTGATGTGTCAAAAACAACGGCAGATACACGTAATGGTATTGGTTGGAAAGTCCGAAGATAACGCAAAAACGCTGCTCGGGGATATACAGGCGGAATTACAATACAACAAACGGTATATTCACGACTTCGGGGCGCAATACAATGCCGGGAATTGGCAAGACGGTGAATTTGTAACCCGCAACGGGGTCGCTTTCTTCGCCCGCGGCCGCGGACAAAGCCCCCGCGGGCTTCGCTACCGGAACCGCCGCCCGGATTACATCGTTATTGACGACCTCGACGACGACGAACTGTGTGAAAATGATACCCGCGTTAGAAAGATTACCGAATGGGTAAAGGAAGCCTTGTTCGGGGCTTTTGGGGCGGAAGGAGGCCGTTTTATTATGGTGGGCAACCTTATCAGCAAATGCAGCGTATTGGCTAATATCGCGGCGTCAAAAGGCGTATTCGTCAGTCAGGTGAATGTACTGGATAAAAACGGCAAGCCCTCCTGGCCGGAATACTGGACGGCAGAACGTATCAAGGCCAAACGTGAATTTATGGGGTACAGGGCATTTGAAAAAGAATACATGAATAACCCCATAAAGGAAGGTTCGGTTTTTCGCAAAGACTGGATTAAGTTTAAAAAGATGTTTCCGCTTGACCGGTACGACAAAATCGTGGCTTATTGCGACCCGTCTTTTAAAGGTTCAACGCAAAACGACTACAAGGCGATAAAAGTATGGGGTAAGATTGGTACAGAATTGCATCACATCAAAGCATTTGTTCGCCAGTGCAGCGTGTCGGAAATGGTACGCTGGTTCTACGACCTGCACGAAAGTTTGCCCGAAGGGGTTATTTGCGAATACTACATTGAAGCCAATTTTCTTCAGGACATTCTTTTGGATGAATTTACAACGGAAGGAAAGCTACGGGGCTACCAATTACCCATACAGGCCGACAAGCGTAAAAAGCCGGATAAATTCGGCCGTATCGAAGCTGTTTCGCCCCTTTGGGAGCGTGGCTTTGTCTTTTATAACGAAGCCATGCAAAACGATCCCGATATGTTGGCCGGGATAGAACAGACCCTTTCAATCGAAAAAGGAAGCCGGACACACGACGATGCACCGGACGCCGACGAAGGGGCTATTTATATCCTGCAAAAATATACAAGAGTACAAGAGTATCAACCCAGCTTTGGCATGCGCCGGAGCCCTAAAAATTCATGGTAATATGATTAAGTTATTCAAAGAAATCATTCTGAATTACAGAGTAAAAAGAGCCGTTAAGATGGCAAAAGAATTATCAGAAGTGAGCAAACGCAAGTACATCGTTTTGATGGTGGCCGGTGTCCCCAAAGTCTATTCCAAACAGGAATTAAAAAGCCTGATTGCAAGGTGTGTTTTTAAAAAAGGCACTACTATTCAAGACTTGGAAAGACGTGCAATTCTTATAACCGCATAGCCTATGTTTCTAACAGAGAACGACTATATCGTAACATCGGCGGACGCTCTGACTATCTTCCAACAAAGTACGCCGGAAAAGCGCGAACAGGCCGAAAAAATGGCTGTCGAAGAAATTGCCGGTTATCTGCGTAGCCGGTACGATACCGACAAAGTATTTTCCGCGGTAGGCAAAGAACGGAACGACATAATCGTTATGTACGCCTGTGATATAACGTTGTATCATCTTATATCATGGCTGCCAAATAAAATGGGCCGCGAAATAAGAAAGGAGCGTTACGACCGCGCGATAAAGTGGCTGGAAGAAGTACAGACCGGAAAGGTCACACCGGACTTGCCAACCTTCACCGGTGAGGACGGCGAAGAAGATATTTATAACCCTGTAAAATGGGGATCGGAAAAAAGTAACACTTACATTTGGTAACAATGGGTTGTAAAAAACGCAATATAAACAACAGCCTGTCTATTGGCGGGTATAATCTTGCAAGGGAAAGCGACCGGAAACGGCTTAATTCCATGCTGGTGGAACTGAAGCTGCAAGCCGATGCCTTGACACAAAAAGACCTGAAAAACTGGCGTCAGGCATGGCAAATGGCATTGAATATCGAAAATCCGCGACGCGGCCCGCTGTATGATATTTATACAGATATAGAGGCCGACCTTCACTTGACCGGTTGCGTCGGTCAGCGCAAGGGCTTCACGCTGAAAAAAAGTTTCAAGCTGGTAGATGCGAAGGGCAAGGAAAAGGAAGAAGCTACGGCCCTGTTTGAAACAGGCTGGTTCAAAGATTTAATCGGCTATATTTTGGATAGCCGCTATTGGGGGCATTCGCTTATACAGTTGGGCGATGTTATATCCGTCGACGGGAAAATGCGCTACAAAGACGTTGAATTAGTGCCGCGTAAACATGTTATTCCTGAATACGGGGCTATCATCCGCGAACAGGGTGACGAATGGAAAAACGGTTTTGATTACCGGGAAGGCCCTTTGTCCGATTGGGTTATTGAAGCCGGAAAACCGAAAGACCTCGGATTATACCTGAAGGCGGCACATCAGGCAATTCCCAAAAAGAACATGCTGGCCTATTGGGATCAGTTCGGAGAAATATTCGGCATGCCGATTAGAATTGCCAAGTCAACGGCACGCGACCCCAAAGATCGGTCGCGCATTGAAAACATGCTGGCTTCTATGGGAGCCGCCGCATGGGGCTTGTTTCCCGAAGGAACCGAAATAGACATAAAGGAAACAACCCGCGGCGATGCGTTTAACGTGTACGATAAACGCGTCGAACGAGCCAACAGCGAAATAAGCAAGGGGCTGCTAAATCAGACAATGACAATCGACAATGGCAGTAGTTTGTCGCAGTCGGAAGTACACCTCGAAGTATTTGAAAATGTTGTCGAAAGCGATGCGGATTTGGTCAAGGATATAGTAAACGACCAGCTTATACCGCGTATGGTCAAGCACGGGTTCCCGATAAAAGGGTTACGTTTTATATATGACGAAAGTATAGACTACACACCGGAACAGCAGGTTTTATTTGAAACAATGATTGCAGACCGGTTTGAAGTCGACCCAAAGTACTTTATAAATAAGTATAATATTCCTATCATTGGCAAAAAGCAGGTTCCGACACAGCCACTTTCAAGACCTTTTTTCGACTAAGCCCCACCGATTACGTGGGGCTGCATGGTAGGGCGGCAGAAGTGTACAAAGGTGGCGGCCTTGTTTTATCCGCAAAGGATTACCCGGATATTTCAGGTGTTGAAGCGGCGTTCGACAAGGCGATAGAATGGTTGCACGATAAACGCGTATTCGGGGCGGCCATGCTTCGCGACGACGCAATCGCCGGGCTGATTGAGGAAACAGCGTCTTTTCTCTCCAAAGGCATAGAACGGGGGCTGGGTGAAAGTTCGCCATCTGAAGCAATGGTAAACAGTTTACGCGAAAGCGTTGGTGTTTTCAGCGGGTTCAAGACATTTCACGAAATGAAAGAAGCCGCAGGTATGTTGCTGGACGAAAGCGGAAATATAAAGCCGTTTGAACAGTATTATAAGGACGTTCAAACGTTGAATGATACTTATAATAAATTCTACCTGAAAACCGAATATGACTTTACCGTAGCAAGCAGCGAAATGGCAGCCCGCTGGGAAGAACAGCGGGACGACGGGGGTGGTCGGTATTTACTTCAATACCGGACGGTAGGGGACAACAAAGTAAGAAAGGAACATCGCGCTTTGGAAGGTATCACCCTGCCAAGCAGCGACCCGTTTTGGGATAGCTATTACCCGCCAAATGGCTGGCGTTGTCGCTGTACCGTTACAAAAGTACGTGCGGCCAAATATCCGGCAACCGATAGCAAAGAAGCCATGACGGCCGGAGAAAAGGCGACTGAGGGGAAGTACGCCGAAATGTTCCGCTTTAATCCCGGAAAGCAAAGGGCTGCCTACCCGGCTTACAATACATATACAATCAGCAAATGTTCTGTATGCAAAAAAGGTAATGTGAAGCTGGGTAAAATACCGAGCAATGAACTTTGTGCCGCGTGCCCGATCATCCGGGAATGCGCCGGAGATATGGCCAAATCACAGACTGCCATTGAGCGTAAGCACTACCTAAGGGAAATGCAGCCGCTTCTAAAAAAGAAAGTCACGCTGGAGATTGACGGGGTGCAGAAAAGTATCGGATTCCGAAAAGAAGGGAACGAGCATCTATATAGTGATACGTTTGGCCGATCGTCAGTCCTAAAGAAAGGCCATTTGTCCGAACTGGATAAAGTGCTGGAAAAAGCGGTTTATGTGAGAACGTCGGATTCGCTCAGCCATGAACGAAAAGATAAAATCAAACGGTTCTATTATCTGAAATCAGAGATAGAAGGCAAAACTGTTTATTTGAATGTGGCGGAAACGGACGAAAAGTCGAAAAAAGGTGTTATTTGGCACAATCGCTTCCTGTATTCAATTACGGACAAGATAAAATGAAAGCACCCATTGGCACCGTCTTAGGTTCCAAGACCAGGTGTGGCCACACAATGAATGCTTTCATAGCGCAAATATACAATTAATAATCTAAAACCCAACCTTATGGACGGAAATTTCAGAAAAGAAGTAATCGACCGGTCTTTGGATGATATAAAGGTAGAATTAGACGAAGAGTTCGACCGAAATTTTGAACGTAAATCTTTCTTTGATGAACAGAAGTGGCCCGAAAGGAAGTTTGACGACGGTGTCGGCTCATTAATGCAGCGCACCGGCGGATTACGCAAAAGCATCAGTTCCCGGAAGCGGGGCGCGGAACTGGCGTACACTTCACACAAACCATACGGACGCATTCACAACGAAGGCGGAGAAATAAAGGTTACCCGTAAGATGAAGGGGTATTTCTTCGCAAAGCTGAAAGAGATTGAAAGCGGGTACAGCTATAAGAAAAACGGCGAAAAACGGGATAACAGACGCAACCGGACATTATCGGATAAAGAAAACTTTTACAGGGCTATGGCTTTGAAAAAGGTTGGTTCTACAATCACCATACCGGAACGCCGCTTTATCGGCAATAGTAAAACAACAGATAAGATTATACGCGAAATCGCGGAACAAAATATTGACGATTATTTTAAACGGCATAATATTATTACAAAATGAGAAAAGATGTATATCAGGCATTAAAAAAACGCCTTAGCCGGCTTATTATTGATGAAGGGGGAAATATAATATTTCTATCAGAAGAACAGCTTCAGGCTGTTATAGAAAGTGGAGATAAGCCAAATTACGCTATAAAACACATCGCCCTTTGGAACAGGCAGGTTGAATTTATAGAAGAAGAAAGTATATTTGCCATGCCGGCCGTTTTCATTGAATTTGGTAAAATTAGCTGGCGGACACAAACCAACGGATTACAGGACGCAGACCTTACAATAGGGCTTCATGTGGTAACAAACGCTGTACCTGAAGGGTTCGACGGTGACACTTTCCATCTTGATTTATTGGATAAAATAAACCGTTGTTTATACGGCTTCAGTACAGAACAGTTAGGTTCTTTGGAACGGACGGCTTCTATTCCGTGCCACGACCACGAAGAAATATTGGATAATACGGAAGTCTTTAAATGTTTGGTACATGATAACTCGGCAGTCAAAAAAATGATGAAACTGCCTGCCATGCCGAATATTTCCGTTCATTAAAACAGGGACAGTTGCAACGCTTCCTGTTTGGCGATAACAGCAGGATTTGCGGCCGCATTTATATAGTTATAGAATGTCTTTTCCGATATACCATAAATAGGCCAAATATACTTGCGCCAAATCGCCCGGTTGGATAAACCGGTTTTTGCGTATTCGTCGTATATTTCATTTACTTCCTTAACGCGTTTTGCGTATGAACAGCCTGTTAAACTCATGTATTGCGGATTTAGAACAAATACAAAATTATCAATTAAACGCCGTACCACAAAAGAAAAGCGGGATAAATTTACTTATCCCGCTTTCCGTAAAGTGGCAACATCACTTTAAAGCATCAGAATTGAATTATACGTTGCCATTATAGCGGCTATTTCAATCCAAAACATCCAGTTCTTTTCCTGGCTAAATCCGGCAACACATAAAAAAAGGCAAAAGAAAGCAGGGACAACCACCAAAAGCCGGCCGCGAAACACCATATTTGAGAAAACAGACAACAGATAATCGCCGCAGTATAATGCACTGTATTTGTCAGTCTTTCTTTGAATTGTGCCGCCGTACCAACGAAAGCCAAGCCTGCGGCAGAGAGAAAGCAGGTAAACTGATAACCTTCCGGTGTCACATTCAGCCAACCGGGTAACAAAAAACCACCAACACCGTAACAAAATGCAGTAAACAGCCAACCTAACCCCTTTCTTTTTTCCTCTAAAAGATAGTAGGTGTTACTAATAGACCACGGAACACCAAACATAAAAACCATACTGCCAATATACAGCAGAAATATTGCTATTGATGCGAAAATTAAGTTCATGGGATTATTACTTTATTGCTTTGTTAATATTAGTATTCTTACCGTCACAATAGCCATTATAAAAAGCCTCTATAATATCTTTCTTTTTCGTTTTAGGGGCTTTTCTTTCCACAGGTGTATAACTATGCATATAATCATTTATCAGTTGATTATGACAAACAACAAGCGATTTTTCCTGCACTTCATTTGCTTTTGCTTCAATGGTTAGTTTTTCCCTTAGTCCATAGGCACAACCATTCAGGTACGAAGCAATATATTTGCGTTTATACTTTTCTGTTCGTATAGCCCCACGTTTGCCGTTTGCAAATTCTTTATACCTGACCGGAGCCAATTTGCGGAAGATACTGCGCAGCATATCATATAAATAGATAACCGTTGAAGTATTTGCTTCTGTTCCTACTACAATCATATTTGTTTGACCGGAAATCAGGAAAACTTTGCAGTAATTAAATTCACATATAACATTCATAAGCAAGCGTTTCCAAAGGCCGTATGTGTCTTTAAAACTAATATTTCCGGTTCTTTGTACCCGCAAAGACTCTTTTCTTTCTTCCGGGTTAATATCCATCAATGACAAATTATATTGTGTCAACAGTCGACTAATCGCAGCCGCAGCGGCATTTGCTTCACCTTCTGACCCGATTTTTTGGGCTGATTGTTGAAGGCGCATTAACTTTTTCAGTCTTTCAACTATTTTATTTGGTACTTCTGTTTCCATTTTATTCCTTTTAATTTTGCTTATATTCGCTGTTTTTTTAATGTTAATTAACCGACAATCGTATAATCTTGTATTTCGCCAACTCCAATATCAATCGCTCCTTTCTTCCCATCAGGCAGAACGCTGACTCGTGCATTTCCCAAATACCGAATAAAACATTGTTGATATCTATTCAATACCTTATAGCTCTTCCCCTCTTTTTCCAAAATCATACCTTTTTTAATAGGCTTTCCAGTTGAATCTATCAAATACTTATCCAAAAAAGCATTTTCCAGTTCTATTATCTCTTGATCTAAAGGGGCTGTTTCCTCTTTATATCGGGCTTCAATAGCCTTTTTTTTATCCATAATAGCGAGCACTGACTTTGTCAGTAATTCTGCATCATTAAATCGTTCTGATATTTCCATGATTCGTTATTTTTTAAATTAAAAGTTTAGAAAAGCATATACGCCTGCGTTACACAAAGTGGCAATAATTAACCCCCTATCGCCTTCTGCCGGGCCTATATTCAAACTTTCGCTTACACCCGAAGGGATGGTAACAATTTCATCCCCACCAATCAAACAGAAGCCGGCAGAAACAATTTTCATTCCTTCTATATTCACCATATTATGTGTTACATGGTCGGGAAAAAGAACCGGCATTTTTAAGCCGGTTCCTTCTTGTTCAAATATGACATACTTCATATAAGCCTATTTTAAAGCGTTTCCGGCACGAATGCCATCACATAGGTTACAACATCACAGGTGACTATTACGCGCCCTGAACCTTTGCATTGTTCGCAAATATGGCCGTCTATGATACCGCGGCCGTCGCACACCTTGCAAGCTACTACATGCGGCGGAATAGTCCTTGTTCTTTTTATCCCTTTGGGTTCTTGCGTTTCCTTTGGCTTTCTAAATCTGTCTAAAATGTTTCCCATATCGTTTTATTATTTTAATATTACTATTTATTTTCATCAGCTACCCAGTTGATAGTCACAACTGCTTTTAATTTCTTATATCCCTTACAAACCGGGCATTCTACCTTTACACTTTCATGTGTCAGTTCATCCATTCCCCAAAACCAACCGTTCCCATGACAATACCCGCAGGGGACACCGCCGAATACCACCTGTTCTGTCGGGTGTTCTTTTGGGAAAAGCGGCGGCGATATTAATAACATTGGTTGTCGCTTGCTCATGCTTCTGTCATTCCTAAAGGTACACAAACCCATGCGCCATTCTCATTTTTTACTTCAGCCCGGATAAACTGTTTGCTTATCGCCGGTTGATAGGCTTCTTCTATTATTTGAACGCCTTCCATAAAACGGTCACTTCCGGTTTCTTCGGCAATCTTCCGGAGTTGCACTACACGGCTTGCCTTTAATGTGCCTTTCGCATCGCGGGCCAGCAAGCGAAGCACCATTTTAACAAGTGCCTTTGTTTTTTCATCACTGGCAAGCCCTTCGATGTACTCTTTAACGATTGCTATGCCATCTTCTACCGTATCGCGATAACCGTCCGTTGTATAGACACCGATAGTTATCCGTTTATCACCCTGTGAGTTGGTAAACGTATCGCTGCGCTGACCGTCTTTTTTCAACTTTAGAACATCGGCTTTCATTTCAATAACGTGCCTGAAATCATCCAAAATCGACTGCTTTGTTTCCTTAATACCTTGACTAAGGCGCATTAAGGCCGGAACTGTCTTGTCAATGGTTTCATCCACCAAATCGCGGTAAGCCTCACGATCTCTTTTAGCCTGTTCTTTGGCATTCTTTTTAGCCTGTTCGGCCTTAAATTCATTGAACTGCTTCAGTTCCTCGTCCGTCATTTCAACGGCTTTCTTTTCTTCTGTCATAACTTTATTAATTTAATTGTGAATAATCCTTGTTTTTATCATTTTTCCGCATTATCAACCGCAATTTGATACACAGAAGTTCCAATTCTTCAACTGTCAATTTTCCGAACTCCTTACCGGAAATTCGCGGGTTTTTACAGTAGGCGTTTACGCGGTTCCAGTCGGTTGTGTCAATTCCATTCTTTTGTAAAAGAAGAAGGGCCGCCGACCGTTTGCGTCTTAGTTCCTCTCGTGCAATTTCGCGGGCTTTATATCCGCCTACCTGTCTTTGCATACCGTCACACATGGCGTCGTATTCTTTATCGGTCAATTCCTTCAGGGAAGTTGTACGGCCGTTTGTGTATTGCCGTACCAATTCCACTTTTAATTCTTCTTTGTCCGATGTGGGCATCCGGTTAAGAAGAGTATAAAACCGGGCATAATTTCGTTTCATATACAATCTTCTTCTGTTAGTCCATATTCAGCCATCAGAGCGTCGTGTGAAAGATTAGTGAGGCGTTCTGATACTTCACTATAAATAAAAGACTGGTCGCTGAAAGAAAAGCCTTCGGCCTTCTTTATCGCACTGTTTAAAATTGCTTCAATCACATCATCCACGACTATGTATTTAAAATTGTTTATTATTCATTCCAATATTGCGCAGCACCTTCAGCCCATATCGTAAAGTGATTGCCCGGCTTTGTGATAAACCGGCCTTTACAAATTGCCCGGAAGCCCTGCACGAATATTTTTACATCAGCATCATAAGCCACCTTTTTTGCTGCCCGGCCTTCAGGTTTCACTCCTTCGGCATGGCTAATAAATATCAGCAGCTTATTACGGTGCTTTTCCTTCATTGCCTTGTAGGTCGCATAAGTAAGCCCGGAGTATTGAAAACTATCCACAATGGCGATACCGGCACTTCTCCGTTTTAAAAGGCGTTCAGACAGTTCATTCATTGGTTCCCGGTCAAGTATCTGAAATCTCCCGTTAACTTCATCCATGCGACACCGGTTCAAACTGTTTTGAAGCGAAAGCCCTGTACTTTCTTCCAAGCTGTCATAAATCACCTTGTCAAACTGGCATAGATACTTGGCCAACTGCATAACGAAACTACTTTTGCCATTACCACTGTCACCCCAAATAATCCAAGTGCCTGTGCGGTCAGGCGTTCCGAATGCAGCTTCCCATTCATCGGTAAACGGGAAGCTGGGTATATTCATAGATTGTATCTCTTTAGGAGAATAAGCCCGTTTCATCCTTTTGCGTATCTACATGCAACCTTGCAACGGGTCGCGGTTACTATTTTGTTAGCTAACTCCAAATTATCCAGTTCAATAATTATCAAACCGGCTGTTTTCGCCCGACGTACACAAATATCACAGGGATATTCACCTTCATTCCACAATAACAGCACATGCGCAGCATATTGCGGCTCCATTCCGAGTTGATAAATCTTTTTCATCATACCAAGCCCCCTTTTCTTATTTTTTCAATTTCTGTATACACCCGGCGAAGGCTTCCGCCGGTACGGTTTACCACTTTCATAATTTCAGTCCCTTCAGGCGCATTTAATTTGGCGACCATTGCGGCTTGTGCCTTCAGGAAGGCTTCGCGTTCTTTCCCGTCTTCCGGGGTTACTTTACTGTACCTGTCACCATAGCGGGAAAACATTTCGGTATAACCTACCTTTTTGCATTCGATAGACCGGTTCATTTTTTCTTTCAGGCCGTCAGCCCCCATCATGTACCAAGCGCAACAACGTTCCGTAGCGTTCCAAAGGGCTTTCAACTCCAAAAAGGCTTCATATTGCAGGTCGCCCCCTTCATCAAGAATAATTAAAGGGTGTTCCAGCGTTTTCAGATAAAAACACAGGTCGTCGTAAACGTCGCAATACCTGCCGTTGTTGTTTACTCCAAATTCTTTCGCAATGAAGCGTATCAGGCGTTGTTTAGTCTTTACCTGTGAACAATCGACATATATGGCGTTCTTGTGGTTCTTTACATACAGGCGGGCCGTAAACGTCTTACCTATATTCGCCATATCGCATAACACTGCGGAAACACTGCTTTCTTGACACATTGCCAACTGTTCGGTTATATAGACAAAAGTCGGCGTTTCGGCCGCTTGCCACTGAATTTCATTATTCAGCGATACATTCAAGCGACGGGCAAGGCAAATCCAATTTGTATCGCTAACCTGTTTGTCAATTTTCCCTTTTTTCAGTACATTGTACACGCTGGCCGAAATGCCAAGTGCGGCGGCGTGCTTGTTATCCGAAGGGTAATTTTCTCGGTTTACCGTAATGGCTTCGAGAATACGTTGTTTAATATCGTTCGTTACTTCCATGTTATAATAATGTTTTAATGTTATTCTAATACTGTTATATACTTGCTACGCCCCGGCCTTTGTAGTCGCTGAATTGAGCTATCAGGCTATCGGCATCCGTTTCTACATTATCAACCTGTATCGGCTTCGCCGTTGCTTTCGCTATCTTTTTGGCGGTTTCTGCTTTCATCACCACCACCGGGGCAATAGCTTCTTTCTTAGTCATTGCGTCGAACTGGCTGATTAACTTGTTTTGCTCTGTCATTACCTGTTTGTCCTTATCCGTCTGTTCGGCTTCCGATGTATTGAAGGTTCCGACATTGCTTAACTTATCAAGTAGTACGCCGTTTTGGTAGATATACACATCACCCATGTTTCCTTCTTCATCCGGCAGGTAATAGGCATCCACTTGGTTATTATTGGGGGCAAGGCGGTCGAGAACTTCTGGACTGCTTAACCAAAGGTCTGTATAGTTTACGCGGCAATAACTGTTTCGTCTGATACTTGTTTCTACGTGTTCACCAATGAAACGGTATAAAATAGCCTTATCAACAGGCTGCAAAGTCGGGTTCATATTACTTTCAAGCACCTGCCAGCGCGTCATACCGGGATATTTCTTTTGATTGGGGTGCAGGGAATGATTAAATTCGTGAACATCCGCAATATCTTCCTGAATAAGCTGCTCCCATGTGTAATACTGCTTTTCTTCGTAAGTGTCGTTATATTCGTCACTTATCTTTTTACTTTCTGCCCTGTATTTCTCATTTTTGGCATAAAAGCGGCCTATTCCTAAATGGTTTTTGTGTTCAACACTGCGTTTCTTTGCGCCGTTTAATGGTTCTGCAAACTTTTCCTGTGAGTTTAGCGGGGCACAGAAACGAACAAAGGGAAACATCGTACCGGCTTTTAAAAAACTATCTTTCCACTGGCTCATAAGGTGGTTTTCCACTTCGACTTGTGCCGGGCAATTCCAACCGTTACGCTCCATAAGACGAAACATATCGCGGAAACAGTCTACCACTAAATCAACGTTCTTATTACGGTTGTAAGCAAGGCCGACTACACATTGGCTGGTTACGTCATAGGCATAATAAGCCTTTGGACGTTGTTTGGTATCCTTCAGCTTACGTGGCAAATCGCGGTCGTCGAACGAAATCTTACTGAAAGAAAATTCCGGGGCGTGGCGGTGTACATGCGGGCGTTCATTGTGCATGAATGTGCTCCAACTCATAAGTCTGTGATTTATCAAGACCTGATTTTTAGGCTGGTTCAGATAGTTGTTTATAGTGGATTGACTAAGCCTGATCGGGTTTCCTTTCTTATCCACAAATTCCGCCGGGTTAAATATCTCGCCGGTTTCCGGATTGCAAACAGTCAACTCACCGGCTATAAACATGTTGTACATTTCCCACACGTTTTTATTCCACGGCTTGTTCGGCAATGTCGCCAAACTAAGCAGTAAACTTTCAACCTGCACATTGACAAGCCTTGTGTTCTGATTACCGAACTTTTTGCTTATCAGGCTTATGTAGCTGTTTTCTTGAAAGTCCTTCACTTTCTTCTTGAAGCGGTTTACCGAAAGCGGCAGACTATGCCCAAACTCTTTTTGAAAGAAGCTGATCGCACCGGCCATTTCTTCCCAACGTATTTTGTCGTTCTGCATGACAGCCCGTTTCATCCTGACATCATTCATCAGGCGGACAACTGACTGTAAAGCGGAAGCATTCAATGTATATTCCTGCTGTTGTTCCGGTTCCAGAGGCTTGCCGGAAGGCAGGCGGAAGCGGGAATAAAAGCTGCGGGCATCCGCATCCACTTCCCAATGCGAAGCGAACCAGTTTCTTAAAATCTCAGCGTCCATACTTCCGTATTTTTGTTCAACTAACTTTTTATATTTATCCGGCAGACTATCCACGGAAACAAGGGATTTTACCCCACGGCCTATACCTTTACGAATCACCTGTATTATTTTACGATAAACCAACTGATCGAAACAGCTAACTGTCATTATAGGAGCTTTCGTTACATCTAACCGATAGTCCCCTAAAAGCGGTCGGTCGTCACGTGTTAGGTCATCTTTTGATATACACAATATTTTTCCGTAGTACTCCATAGTGATACTTTAAATTCGGGGGCCGTAGGCCATTCTCACAACTTCATCCTGAAGGTTCATAAAATCAGAAATCATCAAACTGCTTTCTACTCTCTTCACTTCTTTGCCATTTATAAAGGCAACGACTAAAGGAAAATCATTATGTGATATGATTTTAACACGTTTCCCGAAAGTCTGCGTCATTGTATGCTCTGCCGTTTGATGGGTTGTTTCCCAGTCCATAGCAAAACCGTCATTGATAGTAAAACCGCCTAATTCCTTTATTGCCGTGTAACGGATTTTGCGGGCCAGCTCACTGTCGCTTTCAAAAGTCAATGCTTTCCATATCATCACATCCGTACAGTCAAATATCTGACGCAATTTGCCTTTGCCGGCCCTGTCTAAATAAATATGCTTTTTCATCGCTATATTGCTTTATTGTTAATACTCTGTTTTAAATACCTTCCGCTATTCTCACGAACCGCGGAAGTTTTGCTACATTTGTAGCATGTCTAACTAAAATTTAATCTACCATGAATAATCTTGATTTAAAGCAGATTACCGCCCAACAAATTGTTATCTACATGAAACTCAAAAAAATCGAAAAGAAATTAGATGGTAGTACATCATTGCTTGATACAACTATCTCTATTCGCGAATTTGAGCAAGAAGTAGAAAAAGTACTTGAACGGCTCAGCGAATGA